AGGGTCTGTATTTTGTCCTTCAGTTGCATCTACAAATCTTGCTTCTTTTAATTTATCTTTAAACAAGTTGTACATATTTTGTGTTAAAGGGTTTGATGATGTAACCGCATAAGCAATGTCAGCAGCGAGTGCTGCAGATATTGTTTCTCTTAAGAGTTCATCGTATTCGTTTGGATCTGTAATTCTTGCAACATATAAAATCTTACAAGAGCCTACATCTGTTAAAATCTTTCTACCTTCTACTTTATAATCCGCATCATAATCTAGGATCGTGAGAAGTCGTAAACAATCTGATGGGAGAGTATACTGTTTGGAAAATCCCCATGCTGGTGTTGCAGTATCGGCTGCAAGTTGAACTCGTTTTTGTAAACAATTCCAAGGGTGAGATCTGAATACTGAATCTCGTACTTGAGTGTATCGTGCATTACATAGTCTCGCATTTTTAGAATCTTCAGTCAATGAAAGAATAGTTGATGCACCCAGTTGGTTTAAAGCTCCGTTACAAATATCTACTACTGATGCCATGTTATTCCTTTACAATATATTTTCTTCTTAACTTCCTTGGATGTGTGAGTTGTTGCCATATTTCATCCTCAGTTCGTTCAGCTTTTAAATCAAAGCCATGATGTGCTGAAGATGTATGTTGAAACCTATCAACCAACACATAACGATATATATAACTTCCTTTTCTGAAATGTAAAATAGTTTCTAAATCTTTTATAGTTTTCATAAGAATGTGGGGGGATTGCTCCCCCCACGAACATAGAAGTTATTATGCTGCTTCGTATGCTTGGACTTTAACTACTTTCTCTTCTTCCATTCTAGTAGCACCAATTGCCATAGAGTAGTAGACTTGAGTAGCATATCCTTTGTCAGCTCTTTCATCAATTCTAGCTGTTACATCTTTACCTAGAGCTAATGTAATACCATCGCTTACGAAAGCAAAACAGTCTCTAATTTGAGAAGCTACAGCTAATCTGTTAGATACAATAAAATTGAATCCTAAGAATGAATTAACATCCCCAGAAGCTAATGCTTTAACAGTGTTGAAGTCGCTTGAAGTTACTTCAGTAGTTCCTAATAAATCAGTGATTTGTTTAGGAGATACTACGATGAATCTAGGTAGTGATGGATCAACATCAGCTAAGTCTAAGATTTCTTTTGCTTCTCTTAGTTTCGCAATGTTCATTCCAGTTGTACCTGATTCAGCGATAATTTGACCTGCAGGTAAAGCAGTTGTTGTACCACCAGCAACACCTGTTGAAGCGTCACCTGTAGCAGCAGTAATGATAACATCATCCATTGCTCTTCCCATAGCAAAAGCAGCAGCCATTGCATAAGAAGAAGTTGGATCTACTAACATTCTTACTTTATCTAGGTCGTCAATTAAATCAGCAAATTCGTAATCCGCAAGAGTTACTCTTCTTCTTGAGTGAGGAGTATCAGCTTGTGGAGTGTCCGAATGTCTGCTTGATCTAACAGTTGCAGTTACTGAACCCACTTGATCAAAAAATGCGTTCTTCCCTACAACAGATTCTACTCTTACTTTGTCTCGTAAAAGAGAACCTTTTTGTTGTGATAACATTTGTATGTTTGAACTATACTGTTCTACAAATGCTGTAGTTATTTGTGTAGACATATTTGTCTCTCCATTTGTTAAGTTAGATGTTAATCACCCACATGGTGTTTAACAAAAATAAACAGAGAGGTTCTCCATCAGAATTGATAGGCATCTCTTGCATTTAAAGTCTGTTAGACTAGAGTCTATTCCTTCTTGTCAGAAAGGTTCGTATTACGAATTGTCTTTCGTTTCTTAGGAGAGCTTTCACTCTCCATAGAAATCCAATTATAGTATTTGTCACAAGTTGGCAAGGGATTGGATTTAATATTTTCAGATCCGCATTCCAATACCATTCTTAAGACTTCTAACTTTAATTCTTTACTGTCCATTAGATTTTAATGTTCTTAAAGTTAAAACTTGCTGTACCATTTTGTCATGGTCAGGATGACCTGAGTTCCAGAAAGGTCCTTTCAAGTCCTCAGTAATCGCTTTGATCTCAGCATCATAATCTCTAATAGAAGCATTGTTATCTGTTCCTGTACCAACAAATTTATCTTCAGATAAAAGATTAGCAATATTAGCAAAGCCTTTGATGAACTCTGGATGATCTCCAAGTCTTGTTCCATCTTTAAGTTGCATATCTAATATCTCAGGATTCATATTTGATTTTGCAACTGATGCAGCTCTTTTGATATTCGCATCATAGTTACCACCCCACTCTTGTCTTAACTGTTGTTCAGCATTTGCTTGTGCGGTTTCCGTATCTATCTTTGATTGCTGTAACGATTGTTCAGAGTTCTGTTTATAGAAATCTAAAATCGCTTGTGCTTGTTTTTCATTCAAACCTGTTTTATGTGCCACTTCTGAAAACGCTTTCACAGCACCTTCATCAATAGGAGCAACTTCAGATTTAAAATCTAATTTATATTTATCAGGAGATTCAGGTCGTCCTAATTTAGAATACACTTCTTCCCAATGTTCTTCTGTAGAATTATTGGTAGGTACAGTTATCTTATCTGAACCAATCATCTTAGTTGCATTGATATAAGATTTTGCCAAAGCATCTATTTCTGTAAACTTAGAAATGTTTGGATCATTTCTATACTCTTCAGAAATAATATCTTTCCAAGATTTAGATGTTTGAACTGTACTGTTTGTTGTTGATGAAACTAAACTATCTTGATTAGCTTCTGTTGTTGTCTCTGTAGATGATGCGGGTTGTGTTGTCGTCTCTACAGGCGGAGTATTACTCTCCGTTATCTGCTCGTTTGACATTTTTATTTTCCTCTTGCAGCATTGATTTAATAAATAGAAGAACGCTGCGTTGTCCTTCCATGTATGCACTCTCATGGCTATCGCCTTTAACATTAGTCGTAGACATGAAGTGACATCGTTTTTCTAAATCTTCCATGACAAGGATGCCTTCGTCAGATTTAAAAATCTTTTTATAAAACTCTTTTAATTTTTTAATATCGTTAATCACTATTCAACTTCTGCATTAGCTAACGCTTTGGCTTCTTCAGGCAATGCCTTGGCTAATGGTGCTACCTTTCCTCCAGCTTCAGCTGCTTGTTGCAGCATTTGCATTTGTTGCATTTGTTCTTGCTGTTGTTGTTTTTGTTGTCTCTCAGCGTTGACTTGAGACTGTGGTTTTAAAATCTTTTGTGGAACACCTACAATATCCATTAGGTGTTTAACGAGTTTATCAAAGTTTACATAATCAAATACAGGAGCAACATTTGCTAGACTTCCCATGATTTCAATTCCTCTCATAATCGCTTGTAGCTCTGTAGACTTTTGAGCTTTCGCAAGAGGTGAAACATATTCAATCTCAACATCTTTACCTGCTAAAAATTCTGGTGCAGGTCTAAATAAATTTTTTCTTAAACAAATATTAAAGGCTCTATCAATTAGAGGTTTCAATAATTCAGATTGTAATCTTCCAAGTACAGGTCCAAGAAGTCTCATCTTCTCTTCGTTTCTTTGGATAACTTCTGTTGCTGTCATTTGTGGACCTTGTTGCATCATTAACTGATTCACATAGAACGCATTACGAATTGAGTTTCTTCTTTGCTCTTCCATGTTTAAACCTAATGGATTGTTTGCTCCAATGTTTAATGGTTCAATTCTATCTCTTGTACCTGATCTATAGAAGTTAAGTCCACCAGGAACAGTTCTTACAGGTAAAATAAATCCATCATCAGGAACAAGTAAAGGTGGGTCAACTTGTTTCTGTGCTGCTTTGATTGTGGTCTTAGACATTTCATTCAGCATCTTTACATCAGGAAGTGCCGTCATGGCTGGTGATCTTCCATAGATCTCATGTGATGCTTTTAAATATCTTGGGACAACAAAAGGAAATTCTCTAAATCCTGATACTGATAATTCATCTCCAGATCCAGCTTCCATATATACAGAAGCAAATGGCATATTTTGTTTATCTTGTTTCTTAGGATTAAAATCTGCTCTTGGATAAATGACATGAAGAATATCTACTTCTTCGTAAGGATCTTTTCTATTTTTTGTTGCAATATTGTTTGAAACATTTTCACCAAACTTTTGTACTGCAGCTCTTGCACTTAATTTAAATTTTCTAAAGACTGTATCAATTCTACCTTTATCATTTTCAGCAATATAAATTTCGTTGATATGTCGTGTTGAGAATTTTAAAATATCATCATCATCTTCTTCAATAAACATCGCAGCTGTACCAAAGGTAATCAGGTCATGGTACAATTCAAAAATTTCTTGTTGGAAGTTAGAACGATTGAATGCGGTATACATCGTTTCCGTTGCAGACTCTAACCATTCTTTAGCTTCATCTTCAAACTCCATATCTTCTTCTTTAAATCTTAAAGAGAACCATGGTGTAGAAGGGTTAGTCAGCATTCCATGTAAGGAAGCTGCTAACAATTCTACTGATTGTAAGGGAGAACTGTCAAAGATAAGTTCTGTTCTTTTATCACCTTTGGATCTTGATTTGGTGACATCTGCTTTTCTTGGGATCATGTAATCCGCAACTTCTTGCCAGTGCGTTTCCCAATTTTGCCTTTGAGCTTTTAACTTATCAAATCTTTTTAATAATGCTTTTGTTAAATCTGTTTGTGCCATTTATGCTCCAAGTAAACTTTTCTTACCTAAAGTTGTTTCACCCTCAACACCTGTTACTGATGTTAGTATTGTTGCTGATCTTCCTTTACGTCTTGACTTTTGAAATGTTGTTAAACCTTCTTGATCTGTTGCTGCACTTTGAGAGACTTCTGCTTGTGTTGGAGCAGGAGCTGGTTTTGGCATTGGTGGTTCTTGTGAAGGAGTTTTTACTCCGTATCTTACAATAGCTCCCATATTATTCTCCTAGTAATTTCTTTTTAGATGTTTTAGCAGATGATGTTAAACCTGTAGAAGATGTTTGGATTGTAGAGTATCTTCCTGATCTCATTTGTGAAGTTCCAATAGATGCGTATTTTTTTGTATTTTGTTTTTGAATATTTGATGCAGTAACATC